GATACGATAGAGCAATAAACGTAAGAGAGCGTAAGATCGCAACACTACGTAAAGCACACGAACTAATAGACTACAAGAACAACACACAGTTAAAGATAGACTTAGCATGTGACGTAGACTTCTGGTGTCAAACGAAGGAAGCAATTAAACTAAACAAATAGAGATGGACAAGACAGCAGTAGAGGAATAAACCGTATATTGTTAAGGAGTTCAAACTTAGCGGTTTGACGCAAGAGGTTCACGTTCCTGCTCCATTCTTTTAACAACGTGAGTAAAAACGTATAAATTATGCAAGAAGAAATTTGGAAAGACGTTAGGGGCTATGAAGGTTTATACATGGTTAGCAGTATTGGACGGGTTAAATCGTTAAGGACAAATAGTGGTAAGATATTCAAGCCCTATTTAAGAGATGATGTTTATCCGTCTATTTGTCTTTGGAAGGACGCAGAGCAGAAAACAAAAAAGATTCATCAATTGGTCGCTGAGGCATTCCTGAACCATGTTCCATGTGGTTATGAATATGTAGTAAACCATATTAATCATAATAAGCACGACAATAGAGTTGAGAACTTAGAGGTTGTTACGAATAGAGAAAACTCAAACAGGAAACACATCAAAAGTACCTCGCAATATACGGGTGTTCATTGGTGTAAAATATCAAGAACATGGAAGGCGCAGATAACCATAGGAAAAAAGAAGGTTCATTTAGGACAATTTAAAGAAGAAATTGAAGCGTCAAACATATACGAAAAAGCCGTCAAAAATATTAATCTTTACAACGGAAACTCAAAAGATTTCTGTAAAAAACTAAACCACGTAACCCCCGTAAAGGACTAACTAACAAACACCGTAAACCATGAAAGAGATATCAAATGATGAAAAACAAGGACAGGCTTTAAGGTGGAGTAATAAAGTAGAAGTCATTGGAGTAGTAGGGCATCATGATATTGCATCGACTATAGTAGAGTTAATTTCTCATTCTAATCAAGACGTGGTAGATTTGAAGAATACTATACAAGAGGAAAAACAGATTTTAATAACTAAACGACTTGACCCAAAAGAAGCAATGACAGGGCAGGAAAAGCGACGAGAACGACGAAAAAACAAACACCGTAAACACTAGAAACAATGAGAATACATAAATCAGAAAATTTAGACTATTGTGGTAATGAAGTGAATGGATACATAATATATACACTGTACTTTAACTTCTTTGGTAAGAGAAGATGGAAACTTAGAACTAAATATATAGGTAATGGGCAGATTGGTAATTGTGAAGCTAACCCAACCCAAACAAAAGGGAAAACACTAGAACAATGAAAGAAGTTAAAGGAAATGTGCAATCTATATCTTATGAGGTAGATTGTCCAAGTTGCGGAGAGACCAGCTACAGCGATGTAAATAGTGATGAATGGGCTTCGTTAGAATGGGGTGACGGATATCCTTACGGAGTCTTAGAGTGTGGTAATTGTTCGGAAGAATACCACGTAACAATCAATCATTAACCCAACCCAAACAAAAGGGTAAACAACTGCCCCCTATTTAAATAGCAGTTAGTAAATAAGAGTAGAAGATTATGGAGAAAACTATACGGGATATTTCAGAAAAGAGCTATCATAAAAGAACTTTTCCAACCATGTATGCTCAGGAAGACTTTGTTTGTAAATCAGTATTGTACATCAAGAATGACGAATTCAGTACTTACCATTACAATTATAGTCGTGTCCTTCAATTGATCAAGGAAAACAAAATAAACATAAGTACGGTACTTCAAGTAAAGAACGCACCATTACTTTAACCCCATCGAACCCCGACTAAAACAAAAGGGAAACACCCTATTGAATTGTAAGGATGAAAAACATTAGTAATTATGAGTAAAGAAGATTGGTTGATATTTGGATTGTTTATGCTCGTTATAATATTAGAGCCATTTGCTCAGGCTTATTACTGGGTCAAAAGAAAATTTAACCCTTCGTCTACGGATGACTAAAACAAAGAGAATGAAAGTAAACGACATAGTACAAGCCTATAACGGTGAATGGTACGAGATAAAAACAATACTTAAAACAATGGCTATTGTATACCAACTCGACGAACAACTAAATAGAATACCTAAATTTGGGCATGAGAAAGGTTTCGTTATGGGACGACTAACAATTAATACTTAAATTATGTTCGAGATTGGACTTATACTTTTAGGAATAGTTATGATTGGCGCACCCATAGCGTTAGGAGCAGGAATAGTAATGTACGCTCACATGGTAGCCAAGGATAGAGAGAATAAACACAAAAACAAATAACAACATGGAACGACTACAAATAATAGGACTTTATATTCGAATAGCACTAAACCTAACTTGGTTATTCATTGTATACATGATAGCACGAACAATCAAAACACCATTCTTTAACCTGGAGATAGACCCTTTTGGATCATGGAAACTATTTGACGACCAAGTAGAACGAGACACATCTATAGTTGTATTTCTTGCTTTAGGTCTAACAGGCTTTTATTTTCTATCGTTCTGGTGGTTCCTAATCATCATAGGAGTGTTTCTAATGAACTTTATCGCGTTTTTGGTATGGATGTTCACAAGGTCACGAAAAAACGATACAGACACAGGTACAGAGATTGAGTTGATTAAACAAAAGTTTAAATTCTGGAAGAAATAACCGACTAAAAACAAAACACCATGGAAAGTAAAATAAACATAGAGGACTTCGAGTATATTCTAATGTATGGTAGATGGAACGCACAAGACTTATGTATTGAGTTCTCACTAGGAGCTAAGACGATGCTAATGCCTGCCTATCGTTTAAATTAAATAGCAATAAGGGTAGCGACCAACGCTCATAAATAATAGTGGTTTAGGTTGGGTGATGTCGGAAGGTGTCACCCTTTTTAACGCTAACGTGTTACTATGTGTTAAAAACGAACTCAAATTTAACATATCACTACCAAATTAACGCTAATCTAATTTTTACTATCTTTGGATAAACCCCATAAAAGACTATGGCAAAAGAAAACAAGGTTAAAAAACTAACCAACAAGCAAGAAAGATTCTGTCAAGAGTACATGGTAGACCTTAACGCAACACAATCAGCAATAAGGGCTGGATACTCCGAAAAGACAGCGCAAGTAATCAGTACAGAAAACCTTTCAAAACCTATTGTAGCCGAACGTATAGCCGAACTCAAGCAAAAAGTATCAGAAAGAACAGAGATATGTGTTGATAAACTAATTACTGAACTTAAGAATTTCGCCTACTCAGATATCACAGAAACACTAATGCTATCCGCTGAAGAACTAAAGGAATTAAATCCAGAGGTTAGACGCTTAATCAGTGGCTTTAAACGAACAACCCGAACAACCATATCAGAAGACGGTAAAAGAACGGTAGACGAGGTTATAGAACTTAAATTCATAGATAAACTGAAGGCCATAGACATGATTAATAGGCATATTGGACTATACGAGAAGGACAACGACCAGAAAACGCCTGACGCACAAACAATCAACGTATCTTACAACGGTGACAAAGTAGACCTTTCAGCATAATGGCTTTTGATCCAAACCCGCTATTCTTTGAGATGTGTAGTATATTCCAAAACAACTACTCAGACGAAAACAAGGTCGTAATATGCAATGAGGGCGGTACAAGGAGTTCGAAAACGTGGGATACATTCCATTTCATATACACCTTTTGCGACCACAACAGAAACCAAGAAAACGACATCTACATACTTAGAGACACCTTAACCAACTGTAGAGACAAAACGTTTAAGGACTTCAAGAAATGCATGAAGGTTATTGGTGCTGATCTAAAGTACACCGCAGCAGGGCAAAAGCCATACGTCAACATCTTTGGTAATCATGTACACTTTCTAGGGCTAGACAGCGAAGAGAACACTGAGGGCTATCCAAGTGATATAATATTCATCAACGAAACCCTAGAGACTCAAAAGGACAAGGTAGAAGGGTTAATGATGCGTTGCAGGAAGCTGATCATAATGGATTGGAACCCAAAGTTTACACATCATTGGTGTTTTAACCTGGAGGGACGAAAGAACATATTCTTTACACGTACAGACTACACAAACAATAAGCACCTCCAAAAGTCAATTATCACAGACATAGAAGGATATGAGCCATGGGTTAGGGGGTCGTACTACATAGAAGATCATAAACTCATGTATAAAGGTGAGGTTGTAGACGAAAAGAATCAACCACCACCGCACCCTATTAACGTTCGTTCAGATGGTAAAGGCACAGCAGATGAGTTTAGATGGAAGGTATACGGGCTAGGTCTTAGGGGCGCAATGAAAGGATTATTATTCCCTAAAGTAACTTGGATAGATGTATTTCCTAATATTGCACATTCTATAGGGATGGATTTTGGTTTTACCGTTGACCCTACCACTGTAGTGAAATACGCCCGTAGAGGACGCGACGTGTACTTAGAGTTACTTTGGTATGCACCAACTGAGTCAAGTAGAGAAGCAAGTATAGCACTAAGGAAAAGCAAAGTGAACATGTTAACACCAATAACGTGTGATAGCTCAGACAAGCGTATAAGTGAAAAGAAAGGTGTTGTTCAAATGAAAAATGATTTGTTTGCTTTAGGTTGGGAAGTGGCTAAGGTTAGGAAAACGAAAGGATTAATGTTCTGGATATACGATTTAAAAAGCTTCAACATACACATAGTCAATAATCAATCTACTGAGCATTCAAGGGAAATGTACCAATCCGCTAAGATGGAACAGGAGAACTACCGAATACAAGAGGTTAACGGCATACCAGTAGAAGAGCCAGTAGACAAATTCAATCACTTCTGGGATGGTGCACGTTACGCACACATGGCACACGGTCAAGAGTTGTAACGCATTACATAAATGTGCAGTCCTACGGGGTAAAGTATGCAATAAGTGTGCAAACGATATGTATTAAGGAATTATTACTATATTGCAGTATCTAAGTGGACTGGAACTCACAAAGAACTTTAAAAATACACAGACCCTTACGAGGAACGCCCATCCAGTCGGCTACTTTGTAGGGGTTTCGTGTGTAAACTATATTATTATGAAGAAAAGAAAATTAATAAGAGTGATATTAACGTTCATGTTGTTCGTTCCTCTTAGATTGCCAGTATCAGTGCTTTTAATTAAAGTGTTCAATTGGACGGCTCAAATAGGTGGTTCAGAACTTCCTAGAACTGTGTTAGTGCAAAATGTTGTATCCTCAAAAATAATATACGATATTATCATTGGTGTCGTATTTATATATGGTGCTGAGATGTTGACGCGTGAAATTAGAGGTCGCAAAGCTATTGTTGAAAAAGATTATGAATTCATTAATAAGGGGGAGCGCTTAATGTATTTTACTACAATACTTATCATGATTTTTACATTTATTTTCACAATGTTTGATATACATTCTACGATTGAGTTACTTAAATATTTCTAACCATGGAGAACGAACTAAACTACCTAAGCGAGAAGATTGAGGCGTTAACTTGGAAGATCGATTTATACTCAGGTAAAATCAATAGTACTCAACTAGGCAAGTCGTACGCTAAAATGGTCAAGGATCATAAAGAGGAAAAGCAACTCTTAGAGAACATATTGAACGCACTTACTATTAACGAAATTAAATAACTATGAAAAAGTACACGGTAACAAATAACGAAACAGGACACGAAAACCATTATAGTAATTTCGGTTGGAACATGGCATGGTGTTGTGTTTTTATGGTAGGTGTTATATGTGGAATATTATTAAGTGAAAACAATTAAAATTATGATAGAGCCAGACTTTAAAAGCCCACAACAGATCACGTATGAAGAACGCGACAAACTAATGCATTTTAATACGAGTGCGTATTGGCATTGTTTTTATGACACTACTACTAACAGGCTTTACAACGAATACTGTAGGCTTATAAAGGAGGACGGTAAAAGTTATCTAGTTGGTATAGGTTTACTGTCAGAGGACAACAAGCAAATTGAATCTTTTGAATCTTAATTAGTATATTTGTACCATGCCTTAACTGATAGGAGTCATTAACCTATGTATGACAGTTATTAAAGGGTACTCTTTTTACCATTTGTATTTGAACTAGAAACCCTATCATTAATTTGGTAGGGTTTTTTCATGCGCTATAGTGACGGGTTTTTAATCAATTATGCTAAGATTATAAGCATGTTAAAATATTTGCTTACATTTGAATTAAATAACATTCGTCTGTGAGTAAAGAATTCATCGAGCAAAGAGTAGGAGGTAAGTCTATTGCAGAAGCAAGAAGACAGCAGAAAGAACTAGCCTATTTTACACAGTCTGAGATTCAACAACCAGTCACACAACAGTACTTAGAGCAGTTCGCAGAGCGTAAATACACAGGGTCAGACGAGTTCCTTAACTGGCTTAAAACGATATTCGGAACCAATACATTTCTATCCGCTTACAAGCATTTAAGATTTCCTGTTCCATCGGCTAAGATCGTAAACAACAAAATCAGACCACAATTAGAGCGCGTATTCTTTAGTGAAGATTCATTCTTTAAATACACAATCAAGGGTAAGCAAGTAGAGAATCCAGAAAGCTTAGACAGCGTACAGTTTGACGAGTGGATGTTAAACTCTATGTTGTTTCGTCACAATGACATACTCATAACAGACCTTAAAGACGTTAACACACCATTTAGAGATTTAGTTTCTATTGATAATGTAGTGGCGTTAGATTCGTCTAAAAGCGTTATACATAGATTAGCATACAGCGCAGCGGTTAACATAGCAAGAGCAGACGGTACACTAGAATTAATCAACGGCTTTCTATACATGGATGCCTTTGAATACATATTTTACAACGATCAATACGAGGCGCTATTAACAGTCCCTCATGATTTAGAGGAGTGTCCAGCGGATTACATAGTCCCTGAAGCATTCGCAAACGATGATATTGTACGTAAATCAATATGGTCATTTGTTAAACCTGAGTTAGAGGAATTCTCACTACTTAGAACATTGCAGAAGATGAGTGATGTTAACGGTACTATTCCAGTAACGGCAATTCTACAGTTTAAGGATAAAGAGGTAGACGGTTATACAGAAGATGTTGACGGTACAGATGCACAACCGAACACTATAAACGCGATGAGTAGCCAGAACGCTAGGCAACAAACCGAGGTGGTAGGTAAACAAACGGACGTACAGGCGGGAGGTATTATCAAGGTAACACCAAGACTAAAAGAAGATGGTTCTATTGATGTTGGAGCAGTTCAAAACTATATCAAGCATTTCTATATGCCTGTTGACGCAATGACATTTGTTGATAAACGTATCAAGGAGTTACAGAATGATATAATCCAATCGGTTACGGGTGACTTTAAAGAGCAAAACGAGTCAGCACAAAACGAGAAGCAAGTATCTAAAGGCTTTATTACTAAAGAAGATTCACTTAGAAAGATATCAAAAGGTTTATCCAGGATTAGAACACGTTCAGACTTCAAGATGTTGGCATTAGAATTTGGTAGGGACGTAATAACAAACGAGGCGTTTTACGGGTCTGACTTCTTCCCTGAGTCACAAGATGAATTGTACGACCTATTAGAGAAAGCACCAAACCCTATTGAGCGTAAGAATACACTTATTAGGCTTAATAGAAATAAGTACCGATTCAACAAGGATAAGGCGCAAAAGATCGAGATTGAATATCATCTAATGCCGTATGCATCGGATAAAGATTTTGAGATAGCAGTAGAAAATCAAAGGGTTGGCGCTGTAGAGTTTCAGTATTATACACGTTTCACCTATTGGATAGGAGTGTTTGAGGCTACATTTGGCGACCTACTAGAGTTTTGGGAGGGCATGGGCGAACAGTCCGACAGTGCCAAACTAATATTCATCAACAACTTAATTACGGATTTAATAACGAAGGCAGGGTTAAACGAACCTGAGCCAGAACAAACAAATACAAGTAACTCATAAAAGACTATGAATTTAAAAGAAGTAAACGTAGGTACAATTTACAAGTGCAAACTATCAAAAAAAGAGATGTTAGTACTTGAGTTAGAGAAGCCAACAGGTCAAGCACCTACAGCAGATAATGACAAAGACGGTAATCCTATCATGAAAGAAACATTCGAGATGGTGAAAGCTGGAAAGTATGTTGACGAGGTAAACGGAATCCCAACGTTTAAGGTTGATGAATTAGCGGACGGTCAATTAGAAGAAATTAACGCTTAACATAAAAGACTATGAAAACGTATTCAGTAAAACTAAAATTATTCAAAGGTGAAAAGAACTACAATCAGGACGGATCACTAAAGAAAGGCAATAGCCAGAATATGGATATCACACCCTATTTAAGTATGGAGTGGCTTAATTGGATGAAAAACGCTACTAACTTAGGTTATACAGACGCGGATGTTATCCAAGTTTCAGACATTGTACATACAGAGTACGATAAGCGTGACGGTAAAGAGGTAGACCCTTATGTAATCACAACGTACCAAGAAGCTAAGAGCGATGATCCAATTATAAACGAAATCAAAAAGGCTGTAAAGGACGCTTTCGACACTTCGGTTAAGGTTGCATTAACACCTCAAGAGCAAAAGATAGCAGACATGGAGGCTGAAATGGCTGAACTTAAAGCGCTCATAAGAGGTAATACATCTACTAAGAAGGTTGAAACTAAAAAAGTAGACGACACACCGAACATTAACGAAGAGTTGGACAGCGCAAGAGCTGAATACAAAAAGGTATTTAAGAAGAACGCACACCACTTATGGAAGCTTGAAACGATCAACGAGAAGATCAAAGCAAAATTAGAAGAGTAATTAACAAATAATCATAAAAGACTATGAGAGTTAAAGATTTACAAGTAGGCATGATATATGCCGAAGTTCAGACAGGGTATCAAGTAAGAGTAGAACGAAAAGGATTATTAAGACGAAAAATAGGAGTTTCAAGAAGATTGACCGATACAGGAACAGTTTTTTACGACTACAAACAAATTTCAAACGGGTTGTTAAGAGAGTTGACAAACGAAGAGGACACAAAAATAAAAGAAAGAAACTAAAACATAAAGGACTATGGCATTAGAATTTAACGAGGA